GGTTGCTGATTTGCGCCAGTGCAGCAAAGCCGCCCAGCTTCCCGCGAATCTCCGAAGGTAGAAGCGCCGTGATTTCCTCAAGCTCGCGAACGTCGCGCAGCCGGTCGGCCCGGTCCCGCCGCGCTTCGAGACGTTGCCGAGCTTTCTCTACTGCCGCGTCAGCCTTGGCCTTGCTGTTCTCACGCGCCCATTCTTCCAGCATGTCGTCGGCCTTCCGCAACTGGTCATGGATGAAGTTCCGGCGCGTCTCCGCTTTCTTCATCTTGGCAAGCTTCGAGAATCCCCGAAGCCTTCCGCGAATCTCTGGAGGCAATGCTCGTGACAAGGTTTCAAGCTCGGCAATGTCTCGAGCAAGGGCGTCCTTGGTTTCTCCATCCTCGATGGCGTTGACGCTGCGAATCGCCATGTCTTGATTGAGTCGATAGAGACGCGCTCGCAGTTCCGCCAGCGCCACCTCTACGCCTTCCTGCGCCAACTCAGCCAGGGCAACCAGTTCTTGCTCTATGTCGCCGCGTGAATGGTCCTGCGCCTCGATGCGGCTTTGCAATTCTTGGATGCGACCACGAAGGACCGCCACAGCACCACGGGAATTCCAATCGATGCCGAGCGCATAGGATTCGGATTCGGGATTATCAGGCGCTCCGGCTTGCTTCGCCTCGTCTGCAATGGACTCCATGCCTGCCTGACTGGCCAGGGCGCTATTCACCGGTGCTTCCAACTGCTCGCCGGTCTGAGTAGATGCCAACTGGTCAAGGGTTTGCGTGTCCGTTCCCATGACGGCGGCAAGCGCCTCCTTTGCTTTGGGATCAATCGCCCCTTCTTCGAAAGCTTTCTGCAAGCCGAGCGCCCGCCGATAAACCTCGTGCATGAACGCGGCAAGATCCTTGAAGAACTTCACCACGGACTGCGGCAGGTTCATCTTGCTGAACTCCCCTGCTAGATACGCCTCATACAGTCCGGCGAACCCTTCCCGCGCCTGCTGTTCTTTCTCCGCTTCGGTGAGCGAGGCCGCGTCTAATTCTTCAAGACCTTGATATTTGCGCCACTGATTCACCCATCCAAGCACTTCGTCCACGGTGTAAACATCCCGCGCCCAAGCGTCTTTGATGTAGACTTCCGCCCCTTCGTGGCCGACTTCCAAAGGCGAAGCGCCAAGGCTCATCTCGACCAGTGCGCGAGTGATGTTCTTTTCAACCTCGACCGTATTACGTCCGAACACTTTCTGTTCTGCCGCTGCCGCGCCATCAATGGCTTGATCCACCGCGCGTTGCGCTTCTGCAAGCGGAGTGCCGCGCCGAACAAGTTCTTCCGTGAACTCGGCTCGCATCATCTCCACCGCTTCCGCCGTGGCTTGGTCGCGATCCATTCCCGCCGCTACCCGCTCGTCAATCCGGTCTTGCAGGGTGGTGTAGGTATCCTTGATGCGGGTTTCCGCCTCGACCCCGCGCCCTTCCAGCCGCCGCTGTAATTCGTCGGCCATATCGCGGGTTTCCTGCGCAACCGTCCGCTCGCGCCGGATCTCGCCGAGCCGGGACTGGTCCCGTTGCAATTCCTGTTCCTCCCACTGGAGCGCAGCCTGCTCCGCTTGGTCCGCGTCGGCGTAGGTCTGTTGGGTTCCGTCAGGAAACTCCACCGTGTATCTATCCCCGCCCCCGGCCTCAATGATTCTAGCCGTGTCCGTCTCCACAGACGCCTCACGCGCAACCTTTAGAGCCTCCGAGATAGCATCATACCGCTTGGCAAGGTCTGGCTCAGCCATGACTGCTTCGGCCTGTTCGCGCTCTACGCCCGCATCCATCAGAACCTCGGCAGTAACCCCTTCCGCTCGCCTTGCCTTCTCCCCGCGAATCCGAACCTCTGCTTTGCGTGCCTCAACCCCTTCCTGCCGGATGGTGTTGGCAACGGCCGCGGTTTCAATTGGTGCGCTGCCCAGTTCAAGTAAGCCTTCCATTGCGATCTCAGCGAACGCTTGTCCGGTGAACGGGTCTTTCCCTTCTGCTAGGAATGCCCGGAACTCACCAATGGAACCGCCCGCCGCGCTGCCGAACTGGTTTGCCGTCAAGCTTGCCATATGAGCAAAGCGCCGCTTTCCGGTGCCTGCGGATTTGAAGATGCGATAAGCAAGTCCAGCAGTGAAAAGAGACGTTGCCGCTTCCGTGGTTGCCACAGCCCCCGCACCCTTGCGGGCAGTTTCCGCAAACTCGGACATCAAGCGCCGGTCAGCCACGGTCTCAAGGATCAGATCTACCTTGTCTGGTCGATCCATCCAGTCAGGGTGTTCCCTGTCGAGATGGCCGACGAGCTCATTCGGGAATCGGAACGAGAATTCAACGTCGAAGGATGAAGCTCCGACGCCTGCCGCGCCACCCGCAATTGCCCCGGGCAGACCGCCAACCGCAGCGCCTAGACCCGCGCCCGCTGCCGCGCCAGTGATTGTCTCCAGTGCGCCGAAAGCAGAGTCGATGCTCATGCCAACGAACATGCCCCACCAGTCCTGTCTGTCGGCGTGCTTGGCGAACTCCGAAAAGGTGCCGGTTTCACGGAAGAGGGAATACCCTTTATTTACATCCGCATCGTTGGCTTTCTTCAGAAGCGCGAGCGCCGTATCAGCAAGCATCTCTTGTTCACCCTTGAGCTCCTGAATCCGGGCGAAGATTTCAAACTCGCGCTCTTGCCGGTCTTGCCGCTTGCGCGGCGTAAACTCCCCGCTTTCCAGCATGGATTCGAGCTTAAGCCGCTCCTCTTCAAGCTTTTCGATTCGCCCGAACTTCCGCTTGTAAAGCTCACGATCCCACGCGGCGACGAAATGCTGAGGGATCTGCCAATCCCCCCTTTGGGTCGCCCGAATCTCCGTGCGCTCAAACTGCTGAATGAACTGGTCGTATTTCGCAACCTTGGCCGGGTCATTGCGCCATGCGTCCGGCATCGCCTTCCACAGATCTCGCAAATACTCATAACCCTTCTGGGCCTGCTCGGTTCGGCTAAGGTTCTGGAATTCCTCGGACTCCTTAATACTGTTCCACGGCGCAACAGGTCTACGTCGCGCCGCCTCTTCCCTGGCAATCTCTTGGTCGGAAAACCCGTAGTCAGCTAACTCGGCGATCTCTTGCTTTGAAAGCCGAGTTAATCCGTCAGTAAACAGCGAAGATCCTTGCGCGGCCTGGCGTTCACGTTGCGTTGCGTAGCCGCGCCGGGTGCTCTCTGCGATTCCTGGCGCGGGAAGGTCAGTCAAGTTTTCCATGATTAGTTGTCTCCCACTGGAGCGGGGCCGCCATAGCCGCCGAATTGAACAGGCTTCTTAGTGCTACCGCGAACCGTGGCGGAAATGGATTGCTCAGGATTCACCTGCGCCGGGTAAAGTTCCGGGCTCGGCTTCTGCGCCTCCCACTTATCTTCCATCCACTTGAGCGCCGCCGCCGTGCGGTTCGTGCTCTGCTTGGTAATGGCTCGTGCGGTTTCCACGTGAGCTTGGCTGAAAAGGCCGTCAATATCCACGCCATCATCCTCGCCCCAAACGCGCTGGATGAATCCGTGCGCCTCAAGATCGGTGTCAATCTGCACCTTGAGGTCGTCAAGCATCTGGATAAAATCGTGCCGGGTTCCGTCGGGCATCTCCTCGGTCATCCAGCGGTGAATGTAACTCTTCGCCGCCCATTCCGTCCGTTCCTTCAAAACGGCTTCTTCCGGGCCAAGCGAGCCACTACCCCATACACCGCGAAGAATGGCAGAAACCTCCCCTTCGCCTTGCTTCTGCCATGCTGCCTTTTGGGGGCTCAGGCCGTCACCGGTCTTAATGTCCATCTTGTCACGCAGATATGACTGCGCCCAAGTCGGCATCGCCGCGATAGAGGATTTCAACCGAAGCGTATCCAGTTCCGTGGTGGACGGGTCGGAGACATATACGTCAATCGCCGTGCTCAGATCGAGAACGCGCCCGGTTCCCGGTGCACTGCCGTTATATCGGTCGATCAAGTCTGCCCGGTCTTGCTCCTCAAGAAAGGCCATGTCCTCGAGAGCCTTATAGAAATCGTCGTCATCCAGAAACTTCTCGGCGTCGATCTCGTCAGCCATGAATTGCAACTCTTCGCCGCGATGGGTTTCGACCGCTTCGGCCTGCAACTTGCGGAACTTCGCCGCCTGGATGCTGTCGCCGGATTTCCTGAACAGCTGTGATTCTCGTTGACGGCGCGTCACGAGGCCGGGATATACCGTGCCAGACTGTTCGCCCCGCGTGTATTCCAGCATCTTGTTGGCGATCTCATCATTGGTGCGCTGGCCGTTCTCGATCAGCAGTTGCCGCGCATCGCCGGTGTTGAACTGGAAGGACGTAAGCGCATCGAGTTGGTTCTGGTTGAACTCGTAACCGCCCTCTGCCGCGATCTTCATCACTGACTCGCGCGCCTCGTCCAATTCAGAGCGGAGCCGTGTGTCGGCCTCTTCCTTCGTGATCTTCTCCCCTGGCCTGCCGCGCGTGCCGTAACCGATAGAGGTCTGGCTTTCGTCGCCGTAGGCGTTCTCGTTGAAGCCCTCGAATTCCTTCACCATGTCCACGAACCGCTCTGCGCTCGACGAGCCAGTGCCTGCTTCAAACTGACGAATGAACGCCTCACCCTCACCGCGCGGATCATCCATGATTGCGCGAGTCCCGGCGTTGTAATACTCGGCACGATCGGCACGCCATACCATGTCGCTGACTTCATCCTCAGAGAAGAGACGGCCACCGCCCTCTTCGGCAATCCGGCGAGCGTCCCCGGTGCGCCCTTCCGCGATCGCTTGGTCGTAGCGGGTCTTGCCGATATTGTAGTCGATCCGCGCTTGGCGATTGATGCTTTCCCGCTGCAAGCCTGCGGTCTGATTCAGCAGTTGGCGCTTGGCATAAAGCTCCAGCGTCTGATACTGGCCGCGATTCACCTTGCCCTTAACGCCTTTCAGCCAGCGCTCATAGAACTGTTTGCCGTGGCGCTCCTGCCATTCCTTGCCCCAGGATGACGGGTCGCCCTGCGGCATCTGCTCAAGGTAGACATTGAAAGCGGTTTGTGACGCGCCATCAAGATCCATCTTCAAGGCAAGCGCCGTGTTCTCCTGCGCGATCTGGCGTTGATTAAGGATCGTGCCGCTGATCTCGCTAGCCACGCGCCCCATTTCCCTCGCTGCGGCGTCCTCCGCCCTGCCTGCCTGATTGATGGGGTCAAGGAAATCACCGGGATTCACGCCGACACCGGGAGACACGTTGGGCCCCTGCACGGTTTGAGGCGTGCTGCCATAGCCGCCGCTGCTTGCGCCTGCGACATTCGGAGCACCGGGAGAGCCGGAGGGTTGCTCCGGTCCACCTGGCGCGGAGTAACCTGGGAGAGGAATCAAGGCCATGTTATGAAATCGGTTGGTTGCCCCAGTAACCCATCTTGTTTCCCTGGTTGTAGATATTCACGCCGCCGCTCACGAGCGAGCCGACTGCCGTTGTTCCGTAGGCGCTTGCGCTTTGCTGATAACCGTATTGCTGGAGAGCGCCGGACGAGCGAGTCAGCAGTGCGTCAGTGCGTGCATTGTGGGCCGAGGTCAGGTATTCAAGTTGGCGAATATCACTGGAGAGTTCTTCTGTGTAGAGCGCGGACTCGAGAGCGTATTGCGACCGCTGGCCCTGGTAGTTGATGAGGCTCGCATTCACGTTCCCTTCCCATCGCCGCACATCGGCCTGATAGCGAATCTGCTTGGTCTTCTCGCTCACCTGCCGCAAGTGATCCTGCTCAGCAAGTTCCGCTCTCTCTGCCGCTTCTGCCGTAACAAGGGCCGCGCTGCCGGAATCGCTCACCACTCCCCCCTTGGAGTAACGGCGACGAATCGAGTTCACCATTGCGTGCGAAGATTTCTCCATGCGCACACGCTCCTCTTGCCCACTCTTATCCAGGGCGGCTGCGTATTGGTCCAGTTGCCGAGCATCGCGGTTAGCCGTCTGGCGCGTGAGCACGGCTTGCGTCCGGTAACCTTGCTGCTCCAGATCGCCGAGACGGCGCATGGATTCCAGTTTGTAATCGGTCGTGCGCTTATCGACTTCGGCCGAGAACTCAATCCAGTTCGCCTTCGTCTCCAGACGCTTGGCGTTCACGTCTGCGATCAGGGGTGCGAAGTATGCAGACGTGTCAGCCGCCGCCTGCTGCTTCTTGTTGCCGACGTATTGCATTCCGGCAGAGACGCCGGTTAACGCTAAAGCTGCTGGTGCTGCGACTGCCATTAGAATCGATACATGAGGTTGCAAACATTGTTCCCGACTACATGGAACCCGACCCGCTCACAACACGCCTTCATTCTATCGTCATGTGTCTGCGCCCACAACCCGATGGCCCCGAGGCGCTGAGCCATATTGGAGATGCATTCAAAGAGCGGCACGGCGTATTTCAGAGTGAGAGGCTGAGCAGGATTGCCGAGAAACCAATCGTAGTGTGCCTGCTTGTTCACGGTGTCGTAAGTAAACCAACCAGCGCAACGCCAGTTACCTTCGGCGTCTGCCACAATCGCGCCGTAACAGGGCAAGAAATCCTGCGGCACAATCTCCATGCCGTGACCTTCATACCACGAGGCAATCTCGGGGTAGTGCTCGTCAGGTTGCCACCCGATAAGGGTTACTTCTGTTCGCTGGAGTCCCATATATAAGTGAGTGCAAGGATGGTGCAGGGAAGCCCCTGGTTGGCGCGGAAAGATGCGGTGAACTCGCGGGAGTGATTACCGGCGAAGGGAACCTCTTTCTGGCCCGTAAACAACGGAACCGGCGAATCAAGCGGCCCGTTGTTGCTGCCGAAGTGAATCACGTCCCATTTTGTTTCCGCAGCGCTCGCCCCCTTGTGAGTGAAGCCAAGCGAGCGCGTCCGGTAAAGGTCCGCCACGGCCCGCGCAAGACGCCCTTTCTTTCCGCGAGTCGATCCGTTGGAGAAGTTGCCGACAATAGGCAGCGTCTCCACTGTGGCCGTCATTGGCAGGCCCACAGAGATTTGCGACGCCTCACTGTCCAGAGTGATCGCGCCAGAGGTGACCGTGCGCTCAGAAACCGCCGCGCCATCGGCCACCACTTGCACCGTCTCCCCTTCCAGGTGATCCAGGCCGGAAACCGTAGCGCTTGCCGTCTGAGTGATCTTCAAGCCGCAATCGCTGAACAGATACAAGTCGGCATCCGTGGTAGCGTCATCCGTGGAAACCATGTGATGCCACATCGTGTAAGGCTCCAGCCTCTCAACGTAGCGCTTGGTTTCACTGTTGATCGTGCGCTTGACCGTAACCCACACTTCATCAGCGAGCGTGCCGGGAATCACTGCGACCGATTCAAACTCGCCCTCGGTCACGTGTCGCTGCCACGCCAAGATGTTCTCGTTCCGGTCGTAGGTCAGACAAATCAAGGTGCCGTCGCCAGTGACCGCCCAGACGAAAGACGCAGGTTGCTGGCTGAACGCCATCTGGAGGATGTTGCCAAGCGTGATGTGCTCAGCATAAAGCGTCATATCGAAAGCCTTTCGGCCATCGGATTCCCAGACATAGGTGTAGTCCATCACGCGACGCCCGACCCGTTGGAGGAACACGACCGAGTCATTGGCCAGCAACGCCTGTAGATCCTGGCTTCCGTGGTTCGTGTGCTGCTCGCTGGTGATGCTGGTCGCCGTGATGCCAGTTTCTGAGCTGCTGCTGGAAACAAGGAACTCACCGCCAGAGGTGCCGACAATCATCACGCCCCGGTGCGACTGCATCCATTGGATACGGTTGTTCTTGTCTGACGAAAGAGTGAAGTCAACGGCGTCCGTATCCGTGATCCCAAGCAGATAATTCTGGTAGTCGTTATCCACGGAACCCCAGAGGCGCAAAGGGTCGCTTGCCGTGCCAGCATACCAGACGCGATTCTCGTGCAGGCCGATTGCTCCGGGTTGGCCGCGCTCATCACTCCACGCCCCTTCTGTCCATCGGTAGGTTGCGGTCGTGGCGTGCAGCGCCTCGATCACATCAACCGTCACCTCGCCCGAGTTGGTGAATCCCGTTACCTTGACCAACCCACGCTGGATCGGGTCCTGGCATTCAAGCAGGGCGCGACCGTTGGTGTTGGAGGTGTAATTCGTGACGGTGATGCGGAGGAATGCGGGAACGTCCTGCGTAAAGGTTACTTCCTTGTTGAGATCCCCTTCACCGTCATAGACCCGTTGGACCTCCCAGTCTCCAGCCGCGTTTTGTTCCTCGACCGAAACCGTTGCATTCCAAGTGCCGGTGGTCTTGAAAATCATCGTGCCGTGCGCCCATAGAGAAGAACTGGAGGCGTTGGCACTGATCGCTTGGCGAACCCACGGATCAGCCCGCTTGTGCGAGATCTCCCAGTAGGAGCCAATGTGATCCGCCGTGAATGGAGTGTGGCCCGTGGCTGTCAGCGTCTTGGCCGTGCCGGTCGTAGCGTTGCAAGCCAGCGTGTAACCCGTCTCTACGTTGGCGTCCAGAAGTGCAGGCTTGCTGAAATCCGTTTCCTCAATCGACCATTGATCGTCGGCAATGCGGATCAAGCGGCGCGGCGAATGGTTTGGGTGAACCAGATAAACGAAATCCTTGATTTGCAGGAACTGTATTTGGTAAAGCTCGGCAGCAAGGTAGGGCGTCGGCAGTTCTAGGATATCATCGGTCAGCGCATACCAATACGTGCTTGAGTCCGCGCCAATGCCTGGCTCGTTATCCCCTGCTCCGTCATCGACTCCCGGCGTCGCGCCGTCGTCAGCGGTGTGCGCCAGGATGCAGACGTAGTTGACGGAATTGTGCGCCACCTGATCGCCAAGCACATAGCCCGTTGTGTCAGCCCATGCCGCCACACTGGATACTTCCACTTGCAAGCCGTTGGAGAAGAAGCGGAGCGCCGTATTGCTGAACGCCAGCAGGAAGTTGGTAGAGGTCGAGAAACTGAAAGGGATCAGTCGCGTGGCTGATCCTGCTTCCTTGGCGAGTGCGATATACTCCGTGCCGGGACGGTTGGAGATGCCGCCATAAGGCAGGGCAATGAAGTTCTCCAGAGTCCGGCAAGCAGACTGGTATTTCTGGAGGTCAGAACGCGATTCAAGACGGCGCGAGAACTCCCCAGCATTGAAAGCGTAGACGTTCTGATAAATCGCCATCAGTTGCCGTATCGTGCATTGTTGAAGTCACTCTCAACGACACGGTTTTCACGATGGCCGCGACTCTCGTTGCCGTTAGAAACCCCTGCCCGACCAAGCGCCAGCCGGTATTCGATGGCCAGTTGGCGAACACGCTCGCTGCTGCCCTGAATCGCCATTGCGAGCTTCCATGCCAGCAGACAGGCGAACGCCTCAACAAAGTCAGGCGGGTAGGTGGCCGGGTTGGTGTTGCGATAGACGTAGCGAATCTTCGCTGTGGCATCGTCCGTCAGAATGAATCCGTTCTCGATGACAAACTTGCCTTGCTGGTAGAGGTGCCAGGAGAAGCCGTTGCACTCCAGAATATAGAGATAGTCCGACGGCAACTCGAATTGATACGACCACTCGAAAGCAGGCGTGATAGTGGACCGGGGAATATTGGCTCGCTTGGTCGCAAAGCCCCATGCCCGAGCGCGTAGGATCAGGTCCAGATTGTGATTGTAAACCCGCTGACACAAGACTGTGTTGCGGTCCCCGTCAGTCGAGCCAAGGTCGGCGATGGAGTCTTCTTCCAGCTTCATCAAGGCCAGATTGGCAATCTCTGTGGTGCTCGATACCATGACGGGATGGGGAGAGCGGAATGGACCGCCCTCCCCGAGTGTTGAGGTGGATTAGTAGACGAGAATGTCGCCGGAGATGACGAGCTTCTTGGAAGCTGCCATGTTGGCTTCAGACGCGATGGTTGCTGCAAGCCAGCACTCGCCCGGAGTTGCCACCGGAACGTATGCTTCAGCTTGGTAGGTGGCCGCACGCTTCACTTCGGTTGCCACGGTCAAGCCGCCGCCGCCCGGATCTTCGTTGAAGGTGAAGGCGATAGAGCCAGCCGCTGCCACTGCGCTAAGCAGGTAACAGTCAGCATTGCCGCCAGCATTGGTGATGTTGGCGAACACCACGTCAGCAGCAGCCACAGCAGCAATAGACTCAGTCTCAGCCGCGTTGCCGCCGCCCATGGGCCGCTCTTCTTGGTGAACCGTCCAGAACTTGCCTTCGGGGCAAACGAACTGGGTGCCGCCATCAAGCACCGGCACTGCTGCCGCATACTTGGTTGCGTCATCAGAGGTGCCGTCAGTGTAATCGACTTCACCAATGTTCAGCGTGGCGTAACCGGTATTGGCGGTCAGAAGGCCAGACTCAGCAGTGATCTTGAGAGAATCCGGCAGGAGCAACATGCCCTTGCGGAGTTTCAAGACGAACAGTTCGTCGTCAGCAGCTTCGGAACCCGTGGAGGTGTAAACCGCGTGGAAGTGGACCCGCTTACCGCTGGAAAGGCGGGCGTCGCTGATCCGCTCAGGAATGCCAGTAGACGTTGCCGTCGTAGTGGCGAGATCGGTGTATAAACTAGCCATTGTAGTATTAGGTTAGTGGTTCTCTGGTTGTGGGTTTACAGGTCCTCGTCGCAGAAGATCTTGATAACCTTCTTCTCTTCGGTGCGAACGCCGCCGTGACGAATCGCGTGATACACCTGGAGGGCGTAGGAGCGATCATCGCGAACAGACATTTTCGCCATCAGTGGGCTTTCAGTGAACCGGATGCCGCTCTTCACCCAAGAAAGGCAAGTGCGGACATTGTTGCTGTCCTTGGCCAGATAGTCAGAACCCGGAGGCAGGATAACGAACTCGAAGCCCATGTAAGACTTCAGTTCACCGTTCACCAGTGCCTTGATGCTGTTGTAGTCAGCGGAAGTGCATTCCGGATCTTGCAGCAGCTTCATCAACTGGCTGGAGGTCATTGCAACCACTGGCGTTTCGCCGTCGCGGTCTTGACCGGCAACCTCATTGTCGATGTGCATCTGCATCGTCCGGCGAAGCTTTCCAAGCGTCATGTTGGAATCAGCAGCAGTGCCGCTCTCGACGTAGTTCACATCAACCACCTGGTTGCTATCGAACGCCTGAGTGCTGTCGCCATCCTTGCCGATCACGGCAGGAGCCGTAAGCGTGTAGAGAATGCGCTTATCCTTCAGGCGCTTGAACGTATTCAGCATCGTAGGGATAAGGAAGCTCTGCGGGCCGGAGATTTGGCCGAGAAGATCGTCATCCCACGCGTCTTGCAGGTGAGCCTTTTGCCAGCCCTTGGTTGCAATCCAGCGGTTCTCAGTGGTCACGTCGCTGATGATGGTTTCGCCAGCGCGTTCGGTGATCTCTTCAGGATCGCTATCGGCGTCAACAAGCGGAAGCTTGAAGCGCTCGCCTTGGTAGGATTCGGGAGTAACGAATCCTTCGAGACGACTCTTGGAGGTCTGGGCCTTAAGCGCCCATTCCGTCGCGTATGCCGTCGGGTAATGATTTGGGATAGTGCTAAGAGCACTCATGATTAGTTAGCTTTAAGTTGCAAATTAGGGTTAAGAATTTGCGGTCCCGGAGTAGCTGCCGAACGGGCAGGGTCCATTGTGACCTAAGCAAGTTTGCGCTCGCCTAAGCGGTAGTGCCGGGACAGGGCCAACTAAGAAATTGGGTAGCTGCTGGATACTACGCAGCTATTCTATGCTAACGAAAAAGGGTGCGCAACCAACTCGGTCACGCACCCTCTCCGTTCACTTCTCCTCGCAGTGGAAAAGTCTTATCTGATAAGCCGCTTGAGTTCGGATCGCTCAGCCTTCAAGGCTTTGAGCTTAGGGGCGGGCAAGCCGCCTTTCTCCATCGTGGCTTCAACCTCTGCCAGTTGTTGGCCGAGCTTGGCTTCTGCCGCCTTGAGTCGATTCTCCAGGTTCATCTTCTCCCCTTTCAGGGTGTCGAGTTCATCCTTCAGAGTCTCGTTCTCTTTCTTGAGTTCAGCCGGTGTCGGCTCGCTCGCTTGTGGACTGGCGTTATCGCTTGGCATGGGTCAGTCTCCTATACCAGTTCCGCAGGCGCAACAGCCTACACTTTCGCCTCCACCGAGCGCCGTCCGCCCGGTTGCTTTCCAGTTTCCAGAACTTGCAACCGCACACGCCTGGCCGATGCGTGCCGCGATAATCCGCAGCGGCCTCATTTACGCACCATAGATTCACGTATGCCACGCAATAGCGGCAATCCCCGCAAGAGCGACGCACCCATGGCGGGATCTGTCTGTATTGGCTCGCTGGGATCTTGGCGCGTTCCTCGTCTGATAGCGAATCAAACTCTTCCCGGGTTATAGCTTTAGGGCTAATATCCAGTTTCTCAATTCGCCGAGGGACTGCCCGTCGATCTGGAAGGGTCCGCCTCACAGTGAAAGTTGAAGGTCGCGCTTTTCGATCTTGAGCGTCTTGCGTTCGCCGTCGGACAGACCGCCCATTGCGATCAGCCCTTCAATCTCATTGATGCGCTGGAGTGCTGCGGCGCGGTCAACCGGAGGCTTGGCGGCTTCAGGTTTCGCAAGATCTTCCGGGGAAACGAAAGGCTCCCGGGCGCATGCGTTGATCTTTACGAGCTCGCGCTTCAGGGCCATATTCTCGTTCTCGACACGGTGATAGCTCTCGACCTGGAGGTCGCGCTCGGCGGTTAGCTTGCGGATCTCCTCTCGAAGGGCGGCAGCGCCCTCCTCGCCTGCGCTGTCCGCCATGTCAGCGGTGTTCTGAAGGCTCGCGGTAAGCTGCTCCTTCAGTGCGGCGTTCTCTTCTTCCAGTGCCGCGATGCGTTCTTTCATCACGGTCATGGGTGCCTTTTTCTTCTTGGGTGTGGTGTCTTCGCTCATTCGGAATCCTCCT